ATGGCTGGAATAGCATGCAATACAGTTGCATTTATATTAATTTCATTTTGTGGATCATCTAAATCTGAATAAGTACCTGCACCTACTTTATAAACAAATAAACGCGTAACAGCTGGATTGCTATCTAAATAATAAGTAACGTCATAATGTAATCCGGTAGGTCTAACTGGAACTGTATACGGTAATGTAGATACTGTGCCTGCAGCATCGTATACTTGAACCGTATACGCGTTAGTACTTGCATTAAAAGAAACAGTAGCAAAATTAACAGATACTTCATTTCCAATTACTGTATCAGATGCTGCAACTCCGTCAGCTAAAGCTAACAATATAGTATTAGAACTAACAGTATTATTAGTAAAACTGCTAGTTGTAGATCCAGGAGAAGTAGTAACACTAATAGCTAATGGCAAAAATAGTTTATTAGTTTCAACACTATAAGACTTGTTTTCTTGTAACCAATATTTAATCCACGTAGTAACACTTATTGCTCGAGTGTATGCATTTTCAATAGTACATGCTGCTCCGTGTAGTGTATTTAAAGCACTCGTAATCTCAGTATAATCTGGATAAGTAATATATGATTCAATTTGTGGGAAGCCTTCAATATAGTTATCGTCATCAATGTATTGTATAAATTTACGGATGTCGCCTTTATAACTTTGAAATGCTGAAGCATATATAAGATCTCCTGCTATATCATTTCCTGATAAAATAGCATTTCTTACAGTATTTAATAGAGGATTTTTTTCGTCTACATCTGTAAATAAAGGAAAATTATGGACTTCAAAGTATTCTATAACTTGAGTAGTAGTGTCTCCACCAAAACCCAGAAGAGTCATAACTAATTCAAGGATTACTTCTACAATTTGAACTACCGCTTCTACAATAGAAGTGATTACGTCAACTACACCACTAACTAACGGACCTACAAATCCCATGTTTAGATCCTAGGTTAATCAGGTTTAGCTGCTAAAATTTGATCATTTAAATTGTTAGTACCTGCTCCATTAATAGCAGTTATGTTAGTAGCAGCTACTCCAGCAGTTGATACATTGATACTCCACGCATCCATAAGAGTTTTTAAATACTTTTGGTCAGCATTCCATTGGAATCCTTTAGCTTGTTCTGTGTACAACGCCTGCTGTTTACCCATAGTACTTGTAGCCGCAGCAGTGCCTGTACTGCTTATTCCTGTTTGAACATATTCAGTAATATACTTTTGGTTTAATAAAGTTACTTCCGAATTCGTTTTTTCCATAGCAACAGTGTAAGACACAGCTTGCTGTATAGCACTTTGTAACGCTCCCAAATATACTGTAGCATAATCTGTTCCTGTTATTCTTCCTAGTTGAAATTGCGCTTCTAAGTGCTTAACTACAGTCTCCATTAAATCATCAAATACGCCTGTTCCAGTCACCACGTTTGCAGCACTAGTGGCAACGCTACCGGTTAAGCTTGCAGTTGTTAAGGCCATACTTACGCGGCTCCTTTAGCCTGTTGAGCAGCTGCTAATGAAGCCATCTCAGTTGGAGTTAATGGATCTAATATTTGTACATTAAATTTCTTAGTTAAATACGGTTGCAATACTTTGTCGCCATTAGGCGCAGTTACTGTGCGGAATTTCTGCATCTGTGCTGCTTCAATTTGATCTAAAATTATCTGAGGAACATGCCAACCTTCATCATTATTAAATGGAACATATTTCTTAATCATACGTCCGTTATTAACAGCTGAGCTACCTACAGTAAAAATTAAACCTGGATAGGAACTCATTAAAGGATCATTAGGGCTTACTACAATACGTGTAACAAGCATAGCGCGCTGCTCCTTAGTTAACTTTGCCCGGTGTTCTGCAACACTTAATATTTTAACATCTTTTGGATCTACTGGTGCATCAGAATCTATTGATTTAACAGCTTCTTCTGGTGCATAACTGCCATCGAGCACATCACTTAATGTACTACGTAATTTATCAATGCCTGTCTTATGATGTACTTTTATTCCGTGAGATTCTAGCTCTGCTCTAATGTCTGTAGATTCCATGTTCTGTATATCCATTTTAGAGTTACCTTATGATGTTGCTATAAAAAAGGGGTGTCCCCCGGGAGTTAGCATAGCCAACATCCCAGAGGACGGGGTAGATTACTATACCGCTGTTAAGCAAGTCCAGATAATTCCAAGACGTTCTGGGCGAAGTGCCAAGAAGCCATAGTACCATTTGATAGAGTAGAATCCTACTTCACCATATGGATCATCTAGAGAAGCGATATCATAGCCTGGTTTCTTATGGTTAACTGTAAACTTAACAGTTTTACCATCAGTTTGGAAACCAATAGTAGTGAAAGCACCATCACCAACAACTAACATTGGGTAGATGTCTGCACCATTTTGACCGTTACCAGCAGTATCAGCAGCGGATGCTCCGCCGCCCATGTCATACTGCATCTCTGGAACAACAATAATACGGAACTGATCGATAGCTCCTATTTCGCCATTCAAGGTATTAGATGCATCAGCATACTGCTCAACTGAGATAAATGCTGCTGCACTATGCAAGTCAACCATAGCTTTAAGAACTGGGATCAGCTCAGAGCCAACGTACATTACACGACCACCGTTAATGGTGCGTGTGTCAACCATACGAGAACCGCTAATGACCTTAGTTTGCTTAGGAGTCTTGTTATTGTCCAAAGCAATAGAAAGATTCATCAAGTCGGTATATGTGACTTTCTCATCAACAGTTAGCTTAGTAGTTCCGCCTGCGTAGTAAGCAGTACCATTAGCTGTAGCGTTAGTGATCAAATCAGCTTGCAATTCAGCTTCTGTAAGTTCATTCGCACCTACGAGAGCTTCTTCAGTGATGTGCATCAACAATTCAGCATCTGAATCGAAATCCAAAGACTCTTGTGTGTACTCAGTAAAGAAACCACGCTTGTACAAATCAGCAGTGACTTGCAAACGAGTGAAGCCAACACGGTTAACACGACCACCATTCTCAGTCAAAGCTGGAATTTTAGAAGTGATAGTACCAGTGTCTTTAGAGGAGCCCCATAAGTTCTGATCGTTAAGGGCAATTTCGCCACCAGTACCAGCAGAAGTTACAGCAGCACCAGAGTTAGCCGCAGTAGAGGATTGAAGAACACCAGCAGCATTCCATGCAGAATACGTACCTGCAGTAAGAGCTGTACCTGCAGCGTCAATACCTTGGTCGCCAGTGTTTAGAACATCAAGCATTGGAACGTATACGTCTTGCTTAATTTTCTTACCCATATTCTTAGGCATAGCGCGTACATCAGCCAAAGGCATGAAGTACTGTTGATCACGAACAGCAATAATTGCTTTTTTGTGATAGTAATCGGTACGTGCTTGTGCACCGATCTTAGAAGCAGTACCCGAGGCGGTACTGGAGGGGGAACCGTATGTGGTAGCCATGATATTTTCCTATATCAAAAGATTAAGATTACCCAGTTGCTGCAAACTTCTTCATAAACTCATCATCAGATAGTCCTAAGAAATCTTCGGAATCTTCAGATTTTGTTACAGATTTACTCTGCTTCACTGGAGCTACTGCTTTACGCTTTTTAGTACGTTCAGCATTAGCCTGCGATTGGTCGTCAGTCTCACTCGATACTTTAGCAGATCCACCTTTACTATCATTTTTTTGACTAAGAAGCCCTTGTTGATGCATGTTCTCAGCAATAGTTCTATACGCTTCTACATCAGGAACACCTGCTAGTTTACCTAACGTTTTTTCCTGCTGCATAACCGCATTAACTTTATCATACACACCGTTTTCCATGTGTAAGTTAATAATACTAATAATTTCGGGATTGTCTGAAATAGTAGATTTACTTCTAGTATCCCATTCTTTTGTTAGAACGCCTATAGTTCTGCTAAAAGTACTAGTATCTTTAATACCGTCGAGTACTTGATCTAAGTTATATTCTTTATCGCTAACAGAATAATCTGTTGGCTGATAGTCGGACTTGTCTGCTGTATCAATATCTAAAGGGTCTATTCCACTTTCTTCGATTAGCTTAGCAACTGCTTTAGGATCTTTTTTAGATATATCAATTAGATTATTAAGCTTACTTTCATCAAGTAAACCGGCATTCTCTAACATCTTAATCATCTTTAGATTAGGCTTCATAGTTGCCATCTTCTTCTGATAATTAGCTCCCATTTGCATAAGAGAGATAATATCTTCAGGATCCGTAACTGTCATTTCAGCGCCATTGGCTTTGAAAGGTTTAGTTACCTTTTTATATGCACTTTCGTAATCAAACTCTGTAGTTTCTGGATTATCATCCTCTGTGTCAGTCGAGTCTTCATCACTAGTATCAAGAGATTCTAATTCTTCGCCTTCTGAAAAAGGTTCGTGCTCTGTCTGGGTATCCCCGTCAAGGTCGCCTACTTCTTCTTCTTCAGTCTCAAACTCAGGTTCCTCCTGTGCTTCACTATCCCCTTGTGGGGCTATATCCTCAGCAGGTTTAGCTACTGATTCTATTTCTGGATCAACCGCTTCTTCAGCGCCTTCAGGCTCTGCTAAAAATGCAGCGGGATCTTGATTCATAAATTCTTCGTCAGATAAGTTGAGTGAGGTATCAGCCATTAGTGCTTAATCTCCTCTGCAAGGATTTCTTCACGGGTCTGTTCGTGCTCACCTACTGCAGCGTCCATTTCGGACCCTCTGCGCATAACCATCTCTAAATAATTAGCTAAAGCGCCTACACCACATATCATATTATCAATGTTCTTCATCTGATCGTCGTTAAGATTAGAACTCTTAGCCATTACTAACCTAGCTGCTTCTTCTTTAAAATATCCATTTTCAATAACATCTTTAAAGTTTTTGTTTTTCATTAATTTAACGCAGCTATCCCGCAATGATCTAATACTGTGAGCTACTTCGATCTGAATTTCCACCTGTTCTAATTGATTCATGTTACTACCTTATGTGTAAGTTGATTAATAAAAGTTAATTAGGTTGGTTTATTGCATCAAAAGCTTTGTTGTCAAGATTAGCTAATCTATCAAACTCTTTAGCTTCCATATTCTTAGTATGTTTATCTTGTGCAGATTCTTGATCTCTAGCACTAGATACACCGGACTCTTGTTCCACAAAGTTCAAATCTTTATTGTCTGAGTCACTATGCATGTTACGTGCTTTAGCTTGCTCAGTCTGAGTTTTAGCTGTCTTAAGCTGTACATCAACTGCATTCTCTTGACCTTTAGCTTGTTCATTAGCCACTTGAGCTTGCAATAGTTGTAATCGTAGTTGTTGCTCTTGTTGAGCCCCAGGATCTGGTTGAGGCTGGTATTCTTCAATACGCTTAGCTAAATCAGGCATCTTACGCAGCTTAGCTATATCTGCTAAAATCATATGACTCATTTCAGGAGGCATAGTATTGCCCATAGTCTGTAACATAAATGATAGTTCACTTGCTTTTTGTTCATCAGCTTCTGCTGTAGAAATATTAAGCTTAATGTCATATTTACCGCCTAAATCGTTACGATTTATAGCAACAAAGTCATTGTTAGTAACTCTAATAATTTCTTCATCTTCTAAAAACTCAGCATTCATAGATATAATTTTACGACCTATCTGGTTTAATCCATTAGATAGTCTGCGTAAAATGCCAAGCTCACGTTTAGAAGTAGCATCTAATGCTGATCTAATACCAGTAGCTGTAGTGCCTAAGGCTTGTCCTGAAATGCCCTGTGTAAATGCTTTAACTCCTGTAAGAGCTTCAGCATCGTTATTCTGCATGTTAAGTACCTCAAGAGCTGATCTAGGTATTTCTGGATAAGTTTCCATATGAAATGCCTGCTTAGGGTCTACATTAACATTAAACTTATAATCTTCTCCACGTTCAAACTTACGTGCGTTAGTAACATCAAGAGCATCCTTACGAATACCTTGCTGACCATTAGCGCTACGTCCAATAACATCAATAATACCGCGAGTTACAGCTCCAACAATCTTTTGATTATCTTCAATCAATGCTGCATCAGGTTCTCCATAAATGTTATGACGCCTGGGCAAGTACTGTACTAAAACAAAAGGTAACTTTTTATCCGGGTAAGGATTTAACTCTAATCTAATTACTGTGCTTCCTACCCATGTAGCTACAAAAGATTGTACCTCACCAGTGTCTTCGGTATCCCAATAACCCCAGTATTCTCTAGCAATGACTTTCTTACGTGCTTTATCTTTAAACGTAAAATCACTATCATCAGTACTTATCTTATGATCTGGTTCAGCTAATACTGATGCGCTTTCAAAATTAATATCATCTAAATTCTTGTAACGCCCATCTTTTTTAAGCTCAGAAAAAGAAGTTTCAAAGCTATATACTATAAACTTAGCGTTTTCTAAGTTACCTTCGCATGTAGGATCAATAGTTAAATTATCATAGTGGCATATATCTAACACTGGTTGATTAGTAACAACTACAGTCTCAATAGATTCACTTTGACCAGTTTTAACTTCTTGCATAGCAGGTTGGCCATCTGGACCCATAACTTGTTGTTGTTCCATAATGTCTGTATAAACTTTACGTTCGTCTTCTTCATATTCCCAACCTACTTTAACTATAACTGTTCCTTCATCAACAGCTGTACGTATGTACTCGTCTATAAACTTAACCTTATCAATCTTACAATTAATCTGGTAATTAAGCATTAAACCGTTTTGTACAGAAGAAGCTTTGTCTTCAAACGTAGCAGGAGAAGTGTTAAATAAATCATCAGTAGATAAGAATGGCTCTGAAAGAGCTGCATACCGCCATTCTGCTTGTTTGCGAGCTAACTTAGGTACTAATTGAGAGCGACCACGCTTAGCATTAATATGTTGTACACCGTCTAAAACCTCTAACCACCCATCTACTTCAATAGTATGAGTGCTATGAGCAGTTTGCGCTGACTCGTGATCTTGCTTAAGATCCATAAGAGATGGGGGGTTTGCCCAATCAACTAAATCAGATATTTGAATTTCTTGAGTTTGTTCTGGATCCACAAAATTATCAGCCACTATTTTGCCCTTCTAAGTGTTTCGCATAGCTACTATATTTGTCTTTAAGGAAATTATCAACCTTATAGATTTTTAACCCATCAATATCACTATGATAAGTTAAATAGTTATCAAATAAAGAGTTTTCTGTTCCAACTAAAATCGAACAATATATATCATCGGAAGTAACAACCTCAGATACAAAGTATTTCCATATCTTAGCAAAAGCTAACTTAGCTGCAGTATTAGGTGCGATTAATAAACCTGCAATCATATACCCATTTAAAGGTCTATTAAACCTATAAAATAAAGCAGCCTCTCCTTCTTGTATAATACTACAATGTGCAAAAATCATTAATAAATCTCCACTACTGCAGATGAATATGCATTACCCATACCAGCACCTAAACTAAGAAATGTGCCAGATTCTTCTTGAATTGCTAATGCAGTTTCTACTGCAGTAGAAGCACCCATAGTATGCCCTATACGTAACTTATAGTTAACAGTGCGGATATCTTCAAACTTATCTTTAATAAGTTCTAATTCTACGTTGTTATCTTTAGAAAACGTACTATGCGTTTTAATAAAGTCAATACCTGTACTATCAACATTTTCTATAACTTTTTTATAACCAGCTCCCGTAGGAGATATACCCATAGGACTAGTATGCGCTTCAGCAGTAAGATACATATCAGTAATTTTTGCTATTGGCGAGCTATTAGGGGCATTTTCAAATACTGAAATATTACATCCCTGCCCTAATCTGAATTTAATTATATCAGTATCTTCTTCGTCAACTAGTTTAGATAGTCCGTGTTCTCCAAAAACATTAAGAAAATCCTCAGATAAAGCGTTATCTACACTAACAACTACCATAGCGTCCATTATACCTAACGTTAAAAGGTTACGTGCTGTATACCACGCAGAGTGCCCACTAATACAACTAGATGCATCAGTAGTTATTTGATCAAAAGATCCTAACTTATTAGC